TTTGAATAAAATTCTGATAGGCGCGTCAGTGACCCCACGGAGCATAGTTCACACTTTATTTACTCATTTACTATCAAATATCTGTTTAAACAGTACAGGCCGCACATTCGCTAAGATCTGTTGGCTGAACTTCGGCAGCTGGTAACAATTCGTTGCTGGAAATGAGTTTTTCCTCATCTTCACCTTTAGCGTCATAGGTGTTATGATAGTATGCTGTTTTATGGCCATACTTATAAGTCGTTAGCAAATCATTAAACATCACACTCATGGGTACTTCGTTGTTCGGATAATGTTTTGGATTGTACGACCAGTTACCAGAAATTGATTGATCAAAATACTTTTGAATTGCTGCTACAATACGAATATAACCATCGTTGATTCCTTCTTCATAAAGATAGGAATAATTGTGTTTTAGACTGCCGTGTTGTGGCACGATCTGCTTGAGCGGTCCCTTTTTACTTTTCTTTGTACTCATTGCTGCCCGGGGTGGCTCAATACCGTTGGTTTCGTTAGATACCACAGAACTGGACTCGCTGGGCATTTGTGCGCTGAGTGTGCTGTGACGCATACCATGCGCTAGAACTTCCTTGCGTAGAGCTTCCCAATCATAGTGTAATTCGGTGCCGAGAAACTCGTCAACATCATGTTTGTAAGTGTCCACAGGAAGAATACCTTGCGCGTACTTGGTATTGCCAAACAAGTCGCATGGTGCGATTTCTTTGGCTAAATTTACACTGGCCTTTATGAGATAATACTGGAACGCTTCCGTCAGACGGTTGACCGCACGAGCTGCTTCAAGGTCGTTGTACTTTAGCCCTTTCTTGGCAAGGTAATGAGCTAGACCAATGTAGCCAATACCAAGACTACGCCGAGACTTGGTACTGCGCTCGGCCGCCAGCACCGGATATTTTTGATAGTCAATGATTTGATCCAACGCACGAACAGCAAGATCGCAAAGATTCTTTAGATCGTCAAGCTCGCGTAGATTACCTACATTAATAGCACTGAGAATGCAAAGAGCAATTTCACCATGGGCATCGTCCAGTGATTGAATTGGATCTGTGGGTAGAGTGATCTCTTGACAGAGATTGCTCATGCGAATCATATCTGTGAAACTGCTGTGACTATTACAGTGATCAATATTCATGATGTAGATACGACCAGTTTCGGCTCTCTCTTTTAATAGTTCACTAAACAAATGTATGGCCTTGACTGTTTTTTTGGAAATCTTAGAATCGTTTTCGTATTTTACATACAGGCAATCAAAAACTTCATTGTTACCAAAGGCTGCATATAGGTCAGGAACATCATGTGGGCTAAACAAACTGATATTGCCATCAATTAGCAATCTCTCATAAAATAATTTACTAAGTTGAATTGAGTAATCTAGCCTACGCACACGATTGTCTTCGGTGCCTTTATTGTTCTTTAGTACAATGATATCTTCAATTTCTTTGTGCCAAATCGGGAAATGAACTGTGGCACTGCCGCCACGAACACCATTTTGTGTGCATGAGCGCACCACTGACTCATATACTTTCAAGAAAGGAATAACACCAGTATGGGCTACTTCGCCTCCACGAATTTTAGAATTGATGGCACGAATGCGTCCTATATTAAGACCAATACCGGCTCGTTGAGCGATGTAATAGCCAACGGCGGTAGAGCTGTTAAAGATTGAAGGAAGTGTATCGTCAACATCAACAAGAACACAACTGGCAAATTGACGAATAGGAGTACGCACTCCACTCATTACTGGGGTAGGAATATTGATCTTAAAAGTAGAGATGGCGTCATAGTAACGGCGAATGTAGGTCAGGCGCTTATCAGCAGGATATGTTGCAAACAGTGTAGCCGCAATCATTATATACATGTACTGCGGTGTTTCAAACAAACGACCACTGCTGCGATCTTGAACTAGATATTTGTCTATTACTTGACGCATACCAGCATAGGTAAAGTCAAGGTCGCGTTGATGATTAATATACACATCAAGTTGACGCCATTCGCTTTCAGTATATTGTTTTAGTAGGTCAGCATCGTAAACACCAATTTCAACATTTTTCTTAACCAAATCATAGAGAGGAATATAATCAAATCGACCAAATACATCTTTACGGAATCCATATAGCAAAAGACGAGCGGCCGCATATTGATAGTTAGGCTTTTCTAAACTAATTAGATCGCTGGCACTGCGAATTAAAATTTCCTGAATATCAGCGGTTGTAATGCCATCAAAAAACTGAAGATCAGCATTCATTTCAATTTGACTTACGCTTACTCCAGCTAAGCCTTCACAGGCTTCTTCAACCATAACATGAATTTTGTTAATGTCTAACGGCTCTCTGCGTCCGTCTCGTTTAATTACATTGATTGTGCTTTTGCTCATAATCTCCGCCAATTGATCCATTGTTGTTCTCCAGGAGTAATAGATTTCTTACTTAACCTGAATTTGTGACGCCATATCTTTACAGTTTAACTAGCCTAGTCATATCGCTAGGAGTCCATATTTTTAAAATTTGCAAATCTGTTTTTTCAATGTCAACTACTTCGCCGTCTATATAATTTAGAACTTTTTTGTTAGGTAACATTACCAATAGCTTGGCTTTGTTGTCAACAATTGCCAATACCAATTCGCAATCGATACGGGCTAGTGCTAGGGAATAAAAAATGCCCAGGCCTTGAGCACTAGGGCAAAAGCTTCCATTCGCAACCAGATTCCAAGGATCGGGCCAAGTTTCTATGCGCCAAGGGTCAAACGTTTTGTTTACTAACGGTACAAACTTCCACCACAAAGCTATTTCTTCATATAGTTTGATATTGTCAAAAACAGTTAAATTTTCTCTCCATTTACGCCAGGCTAACAAGCGACTTTGTTTATCTAAAAACCAATGATCTAAATTACGAGCTTCCACGCTGATATTTATTTGTAATGCTATCTAAGGTTATATCATTTACACTAATTTATAATATTGTTCAACTCGTCTAAGCCACTGATCGGAATAATATCTAAATTCTTTTCCTTCTAACACAAATTCTTGATATGCAGGTTTTCCAATGATGTTGTGATCCTGATCAAGTTCGGGCTTGACACACATTAGCACAACACCTTTTTTAATATGAGTACCATATAATTCATTGTGTGCTTCTGCATAGGCACAAAGCTGTACGAAATAATCGTCAATCCACTCTCTCTTTTTTTCTTTGTTTGATTGTTTATAATCGAGTATGGCCTCTTCACCCAAATGAATCCCGCAACCATCGGTGGTACCAGCATACAAGCCTGGAAAATACAAAGGTACTTCAACACCCCAAATTTCATTGACATTGGTCAAACCTTTGTCAATGATTTCTTGAGCCATTACATAACTAGGCCAACTAAAGGGATTGCTTCCTTTTTGCGGCATTTCACCTTCCTTGATATAGCGTTCAAGATAGGTATGCATTCTGGTACCACGATTGGCGGCTTCAGTAATAATTTTTTGTGCCTGTTCCTCACCAACTCTGCCTCTCCATCGGGCCAAGGCTGCTTTCTTTTCTTCAGACTTTGTTCGATCCAAGATTGCGGTCACAGAAGGGAGATGATGTCCGTCAGGCGTGATATAAGACCGTGTAGCGCCTTCGGTTCTAGTTAATGCTTGATAATTGAATTTAGGGTTATAACAAATCATCGTCACTTAGTATAGCAATAATTGCTATCAAAGTCAACGACAATCTATTACCAAGAGATGACCCACTGAAAAGTGGCATGGGTTGTTGAATTGGTCTGGCGATCGATTGTATAACCAAGGTCCGTAAAATACTGAACTACCTTGTTCATTTGTAACAGCTTACCTCTATTATCATTGGCGCCGACCCATACATCATAGTATTCGGTGGCCAAAGCATAACCGGAGTCGGCAGCATTTTTTGCCATAGTGGTTGTGGTAGATACAGTAACTTGGTATTCACCATAATATGTAATCTGATTGAGAATAGCTTCTTCAAGGTCTCGCACTTCTTTCAATACAACAAGATCCTGCAAGGCTTTAGTTCTTGCCTCACTGGCGGTTAACATTAATCTACTCATATTCCTAATTCCTTCATGGCTTGTTGTGTGGCATTTTTGGTAATTTCCATTTTATTCTGTTCTGCTTGGTCTGGAGTGTCTGCAGAAGGAATAGTTGTCAGTGTAATTACATCGTCATTTACATCAGCAATCAACTTGTCGTTTTTTGCCTTGAATGTTGATACTAATTCTCTAATTGAACTGGTTTGTCCGCTGGCACTGAAACCCATCTTGTTCAAAGATGCAACAATATCCTTCATGGGAATTTTTGCTTCGCCTCGATTCTGACCACGAATGATCAGCATTTTTACGGCATTGGCAAAACTTTGGTCAGCTCTAACTAGTTCAAGCAGCGTCACTCTTAATCTCCCGACCGGTAGCTTCAGCTTCTGGGCCACCACTACTTGGGAAGATAGGTGCTGCTGCTGCTGGTTCGGCTGCTGGAGTACCACCAGTTAACCCAGAAATAGCACCGTCAAGGCTGTCCTTAGTCTGAGTTAAGGTAGTAACGGCCCCGTCAAGCGCAGTTTTAACTGTTTGTGCATACTGTTCGCCGGCAGCATCGCCAAAGCGAGCCTTAATTTGATCAACTAAAGTAATTAAATCACTACCCAACATATCAGCAACATCTTCAATCATTGATTGGAATTCATTGTTTATTGCTCGAGCAGCAATAACAACTTCTGCTTGTTCAATGTTTTCTTTGTCAAGATCAGCTTCAAATATTACTGCATCAACGTTGGCCATATCTTCGTAGATTTCTCTATGAAGGATAGCCCTAGTATAAGCTTTGCCGCCTTTGCTAGCAAGTGTATCAATTTCTTCATTGATACGCTGAAGTTCTTCTCTTAGGCGACGTCCACCTAAATAAGCTACTTCAATGCTTTCCTTTCGTAGGGCTTGTTTTGCTGCTAAAACCGGGTCTGCTGATGTAATATCGTTAAATTTCATTGTGTTCTCCAGTGTTCTATTTAGCGTCGTCGACGGCCTCTTTTGTTTAATCTAGTGACTCGTTTGCTGAGTGGATTGTACTTTTTAGTTCTCCGAGTTTTCATTATAATTCGACCACGCATTCTAGCTTTAGTACGTTTGAACAGCATCCTTCTTTTAATATCAACCTTTTTGCTACAACTACTAGCAGAACTTACTACTCGTCCTTTGCGCCTTCCACTGGTACAACGCACTTTTCTCTTGATTTTTTTACCCCTGCGAGCCCATACAATTTTGGCTTCTACTACTATTTTCATTTTGGCGCAACTAACGTTAAATAGCCAAGCAAACCAATAAGGCTAACAATTATAGTACCGGCTACAGTTACCATAGTTTTAAACTTTTCATCTTTTGCATTCGATAACATGGTTTTAATTTCGTCCATGCTCTTGGCGTTTTCGGTCTTGAAAGTATTAAAATCGTGGTAAAGCTCGTTGAGCCTAGATTCAACCTGTTGAAATTTTTCTTCTAGGCGATTGTACCTTTCTGCACATAACCCAACATGCATTTCAAGACTAGTGCTTTCCGTTGTTTCAGCCATTCCTTACTCCATTATCATTCAATGTAAAATTACACGGTCAAAGCATCGTGCTTGTGGTGTAATAATCAGTTCAATTGTGGGAGCCAGGGTGAGTGTTATAACGGATTTTAAATTATTGTGTATTTAGCCAAATTAAAAAGAATCGTGCCTGATAAAAAAGGTGTTGGTTGCAGGTCCAGCAGTGATAATTTTGCCATTTAACTTGGCTGTATCGTGTTTACTAAGCGACAATAATACACCTTCAGCATCAGCAACCAAAGTCTCTTCTGACATTTGACCCATGGCACTGGCAATCCATTTTAAACAACAAACTCTATGTTTACCTTGAAAATTGTTGCCAAAATAACCGTCGGTAAGATCCTGAGATTCTATAATTTCTATACCAGCAAGCAGAGGTTGTCCGCGGTTTGCTATAATAGACATTAATCGTGTTAAATTATCCTGATTATCTGGACCAATATCATATAGTGTCCATGCGGTAAAAAATTCAGGATCTGCCCCTAAATGCATCCCGGGCAGCATGTAAGATTTTTTACCTGACATTAATATTAAGTGCCTTTGCCCGAATATGTTTTGAAAACCCAGTGGCCAAGCCCAGCACCAATTCCAGCACCAATTGCAACACTACCAGCAGCTTTTGCCAGATTAGAAAGAAATCCGCCGCCGGATCTAGAACCTCCAATATTACCGGCACCGATGGCTGCAAGTTCAGCATTCCCTACATCTGTGAGTTCAAGTCCTTTGCCACGAGACAATACTTCCAGTATTGGTAGTAGTTCGCTGCGCCGACCACGAATTCGATAATATTGCAGCAATCTGGTCATACACATTTGCTTTTGATAAGTGGTTTGATTTTGCCAATCAGTCATCAAGCGTCTTAGGCTCTTGTAATTACTAATATCAATGGCCATTTGACTTTCCAGCCTATACATAATACGAATAGCAGTATTACGGTCTAATGTGCCGTCAGCAATCTGAGTAAGGAACAATCTAACAAGCCTTTTATTTGTTTTTAGTTGAGAAGATAATGCTTTGTTTTGTGCGTCAGCTTTAAGTTTGCCAGCTGTAACACCATTTGGATTCAAAAGGATATGCAGAGCCTGATAAAGGTCTGTGCCGCCGACCCTCGGCACGTTAAAATTACCAAACGCCATTGTTTTGCGAGCATACTCTTGAGCAAAGGGACGAGTTTCAAATTCTGAACTCAGCATGTACAATGTCAGCAAGTTAAGAAACGCACTATCAGCTGTATCACGCAAAGTTAGCTGGGACAGGAAATTGTTACGAAACATTTTGCTTTCGTTGCAATTTTCTCTAATAAAACTAAAACTGTTATCTTGTTCGTTTTCCATTGTACACCTTTACTCTTCCTTCATAAACGCAGGACGATTAACAAATTTAATTGTACCGTGCGGTGTGCCTGCTACAAAGCCTTCGTGGCCTGATTCTCCCCTCATCGTTGCCAATATTGAATTGTTTTGGTTGGCATGATCATCCAGTTGAGCTTTGAGCAAATACTTTAGGTTGACTAAAGCATTGGCCACCTTGAACATTGCATCAAAGCCCGCCTTGTTCTTTTCTAAATGCGCCATGACATTTTGTAGCTTGTTGTCTGTTTTGACCACTGTCTTGCTGTTAGGACTATTTAACCAATTGATAAATTCTTGTTGTATAAATCCATTCTTGCCTTGCTTGACCTTGAAGTTTATAAATCTCTTAAAGACATCTGAGAGATTTGAAATCTGTAATGAGCCAATGGTCATGTTATCCAACAAACGATCAATGGCTGGACCTTTAGCTTGAATAAACTTTTCTACTTTTTCGATGTCGTCTTTGGGCAATTTAAACGCATCTGTTTTGACCTGCATCACTGGACTGAGTACCGTTAGACCTGGGCTAGTTTTTAGAGATTCAATTTCTGATGGTGTCATTGCTCTAGATTCATTTTTTGTATTATCGGTACGTTCCGTCGTGGCGGAAAAATAACTATGCACCACAATACCGGCTTGACTTTTCTTAATCTTTTTACCAAGGTCGCTGCCAACATCAATGGTATATTTTATCTTGTTTGGCTGAATTTCAAATACTCCATTGTGTTCCTCTAAAGGGTCCATCCACATAACATCACCTTGGATGAAACCGCGGAACTTGACTGGTAACAGTTTTTCCAACATAGGAAATAACTTGGCCAACTGAGTGGAATATTGAAGTCTACCTGCCTCGTCAGGTTTGCGATTGTATAGCATGTCTCTGAGCATTGTGCTACTGCGAGCCATGCCATCATATGTCTTTGCAGCAAAGCCAGACTTGTCAGTTACAATAAATCCTTGCTCATCTCTACCAAAAATGATTGCTGGGCTACCGTCCCATTTAACGGTGGTGGTGCTTGGATTTTCTGCAGCATGAACAATAGCCTGTAACGCACGATGAGCACCAGTAGATCCTTCATCAAATACTAGATCTTCAGGATGATCAATGCGAGCCTTGGCTTCAGTGAGCAGGATCTGCTGACGACCACGAACCGGTACTTTGAAATTCCCTGTAATGATTTCATGTATTTTCATGGTGTAATAGGCTTAAGGCGTAACAGGCTTATTCAGCTCTTTGATTGCAGCTAACATTTCAGGAGGAATCTTCGACGGGTCGCCTTGTTGAATTGTTCTTAACTGTTGAAGGGCAGCAGTAAAGCTGGCAGGATCGCCTAATGGATCTGATGGATCGATTTTCCCACCACCACCACCTGGTGCTAGTGTGCTATTGCTATAATTGCTTGCATTCAGTCTCTGTACAGTCTCTTTAGCCCACTTGTTGTATAATTCCATTGATTGCTGTGGCTTGCGGCCGGTCGCCGCCTCTAGAGAGGCTATGTTTAACCAGGCTACAAACTGTGCTTTTATAGCTTTCTTAACCTCTTCAATAACGGTAACCAATTCTGCCGAATTGGCTATACTTGTGTCGTGCATTGACAACCATTGCCTGTATTGATTTTCTTGGAAAAGTTCCGGCGGGGCTGCAATCAATGATCGCAACTTAGCCGATGTCATTGTTGCATATTGTTTACTAATACGCTCATTAAGATATTGAGCAATGAGTAGATTTCCAACATTATCAACAAAATTTTCATTTTGTTTTAAGCCATTTTTTGGGTCAAGCAGGATATCAACTATTTTTTCACCGTTGACTTTAAAGTCATTAATAAAGCCAGTAAGCGATGGATCATTAATTTTAAAACTTGTCTGGGTGACCTCTCCACCGGTAACAATAAGAATAGCAGCGGCCAATGCCATAGAAATACCATCAAGAGCCTCATCATACTTTAAGTCTGGAACGGGAGTAGCGTTACTACCGCCCACAACTTCCATAATTGCATTGAGAACTTTACTTCCAACATTACCTGTAACTTTTAGGAGAGTTGCCTTGTCAGTTCTAATTAGTTCAGCGATCTGGTCTGCACTGACAGGATCCGCCTCCTTGACCCCCCATTTACCTTCGAGACTATCTTTATTTTCTTCGGTTAGTTCTACAGCCATTTTCACGCCTGCTTTGACCATTATAGTTAATGGCAATGCTACTTTGCCTTGTTTTATTTCGTTGAAATTAGTTTGACTACGAAGCGCGTCAATTATGTGAGTTTCAATCTTATCGGCCAGCGCCTTTACTCCTGCATTTTGGCCCATAAGAGATCTGACAAATCCTGTGAGGCCATCGCCTTTGGACATGTCTACAAGTCTATCCATTACGGTATCAAATATGCCTTCTTTTAAATGTTCGTTCTTTAAATCAGCTATTTTCATTGTTCGTTTTCCTTAATAGAACGTACCCCGCGTGTAAACTTAGCTGAATCACCATTTTTAATGGCCAACTGTAATCTACGAATTAATTCATCGGCTTGGTGCTGCGGGTAATTTAGCTGAATTACTTCTATTAAATTGGTAATTCGCGCAATAGCCTGCATTCCTAAACTTTC